CAACCGATAACATCGGAAACGTTTGCCGGCACGTTGCGCCGCTTTGCAAGCGATCCGAAAACCCGCACAATGCTTGCAATGATTTTGATTGATGTGATCACCGGGGTAATGAAAGCCTTGCGCTTGCGCACATTTGATGCCAAACAACTTGCAAGGTTTTACGGTTCAAACGTCGTGCCGTATGTGCTTGGATATTTGCTCGTTTGGGTTCTATCATTGCTTGGGCTTGATAGCGTGTTGTCACCCGATTTACAAAACGGCTTGGCAAGCTTGGGGTTTGCGATGATTGGCACATCGTTAACCGCAAGCATAATTGGAAACCTAACCGCTATCAACCGGGGTACCCCCGAAACCGCTTAGAACGTCACACACGGCCGCAAGGGGCAACGTTGCGTATCAACGTCCAATCTAGCGCGGGGGTATAGTGTAGGGGGTTTTCCGGCCGTTGTGTGAAGCCGATTTTTTGCCGCAACACAAAGCGATAAAACGCGTTAAGAATTTGTAAAAACGGCCGATTTGCCCGTAACACTTTACACTTCACTTGGTTGCAAACGGGTAAATTTTCGTTAACTTTTTACACAAGGGGTACCGTAATGAACCGTCAAAGATGGTTGCCGGCCCTTCTATTGGTCGCATTGGGGTTCAATCTTGGGCTTGGGCTTGGGGCAATCTATCAAGCACACGCGGCCCAAACCGCAACGTTCTTGCCGGTGATTGCCAATGGCAAGCCGGTTCAAATTCCGACAACCGTTGATACGCTCGTTGCCGGTGACAACTCTTTTTTGTCGGTTGCTCGTTCACCGGCCGGTTGCAACTTCTTGGCATACCTTGATCGTGACAACGGCAATTTGATACACGTTGTGCGTGATGATGGGGCCAAAGTTACCGAAGTGAATTTGCCGGCACTCGTGAACCAAGCGGTGACAACGGAAGCCGATCCGAATTTCGTACCCCCCGGCCCAAAACACGCGGATACCGCGCTATTGATTGCCGATGGGGTGATGTATCTTTACTACACATCACGGCAACCCGACGATCCAAGCGGCCCATTCAACGTGATGCGCTTGAAAATGACGTTGCCGCCGTGTGTATAGGTGCATCGGGTTTCGTTCGTTAGGGGGCCGCGTGTGACGTTGTAGGGCAATCTAGTGAAGGAGCAACAACCGTGCAAATCATCAACCACATTGGCCGAATTCGGCCCCCGGTGAAGCGTGTGAAGGGTTTCGATATAAATAGCGTCAAAGCCGAACGACGCAAAGCCCATCGTGCCAAGCAACACAACAAGCGTATGCGCCGCAACCCTTCACACGTTTCACATAGCAAGCCCCCGGTTGCCGTGTAAGGGCCGGGGGCTTGTGATACCCTATGTGTTGATCGTGTTCAATCGGCACGCTTGTTGAAATTGGCGGTTGCTCGTGTGTTGCACTCCTTGTTGCGCTTGGCTTCTTGCAAGCGTTCACACACGCTATCAATCTTATCATCGGGGATTATTAGGCAATACTCGTTGTTGTCGTGATCCCAAATACCAATCGTGATGTGTGCCGTGTAATCGGTTTCGGCTTGAAGTTTGAACGATACCAAACCGATCCGAACATAGGCGATTTCGGCAAGCATCTTGATACCGCGTGAATAGCGTCGTTTGTTGAAAAGAAGTTTGAACATTGTGGTTGCTCCTTGTGTACCCCTAACGGGGCAAAGGGCCGGCCCATCACCGGCCCCGGTTGATAACAATGGTTAGGCGTTGATCGGGTGATTGGCTTGGAATTCAAGCATTGCGGCTTCAAGCCGCGCAAAGTGTACGGCCGATGGGGTATGCTTGAAAGCAACGGTTGCGGCTTCAAGCTTCAATTCGGGGGTTGCATCGGAATATGCGTCAACCGATGGCCGGCAAGGGCCGAACGGTGACGGCAAGCCAAGGGCCAAACCCGAAACGGGGCTTGCGGCACTTTCAATATCAAGTGCCGCGCTTCCGGCATACACTTGATTGGCGAACACAAACATCAACCCGTATCCATCTTCTTTCCACATATCAACTTGATCCGGGGTATGTGCGTACATCTTGACGAAACCGGGCAACGCGGTGACAAACTTGAAAACCTTGCGCTTGTCGGAAAGCTTGCGGGGGTACGGGCAAAACACGGTGTACGGGTTTGTGTCGGTTGCTTCTTGATAGTTGCGGTTCATTGGGGTTGCTCCTTGTTTTAACCTATTGCTTACAATCGGCCGGTTCACCGATAGAGAACCGGGCAACCCTAGTATAAACCCGTTGACGCCAATTGTCAAGCAACACTTTTGCGGGGTACCAAAATGAGCGATCTATCAAACTATTCTTTGCTTGGTATCGGTGAAGCCGATGTGCCGCTTTGGGTTAACCCATCGGCACGCGATCGGTATCTATCCGAACGGCTTGCGGAATTAGAAGATTTTTGGCGTGAAGATCGCGATTGGATCAACATCGGTGCAACGGCCGGTGATCAAGAATTTTCACGGCAAGGGTTGCAATATGCCGGCCGAATTGCGCGCATTATGTTCCTTGCAAACCCGTTGATCAATCGCGGTGTTACCGTCAAATCGGATTATGTTTGGGGCCGGGGGGTTAGCATATCCGCCAAAGATGAAACGCTTAACGAATTGATACAACAATTCCTTGACGATCCGCGCAACCAAGTAGAATTCACGTCACAACCAAGCCGGATACAAAAAGATATTGAATTGCAAACCGATGGCAACATTTTCTTTGCGTTCATCGTTCACCCCATCACCGGCCGTGTGCGTACGCGTACGATACCGGTTGATGAGATTACCGATACCATCACCAATCCGGGTGACAAAAAAGAAGTTTGGTTTTACAAACGTGAATGGGTTGAACTAACCGTTGATCTTTCAACCGGTGAAGTGAAGCAAACCGACAAGAAAGCATATTACCCCGATTGGGATTATAAGCCGGCAACGTTGCCAAGAAGCATCGGTGATGTTGATGTTATCAACGTGCCAATCTATCACGTCAAGATTGGGGGCTTTAGTGATTGGAAATTTGGCGTACCCGAAATCTATAGCTCGTTGAATTGGGCCAAATCGTACACCAAATTTCTTAGCAATTGGGCTTCATTGATGCAAGTGTACGCGCGGTTTGCACTCAAAATCACAACGAGCGGCGGTACGGCCGGCATCGCAACCGCAAAAGCACGGATCGGCACAACCATTTCATCAACAAGCCGTGAAACAAACCCCCCGCCGGCCCCCGGATCAAGCTTCATTCGGTCGCAAAACGGTGAAGGGGTAACACAAGCCGATGTTGACGTTGTGCGTACGGCCGGGGCAACCACATCGGCCGAAGATGGCCGGCGGTTGTTGTTGATGGTTTGCGCCGCGTTGAAGATACCCGAAACATTCTTAGGTGATGTATCCGTAGGAACATTGGCAACGGCCAAAAGCTTAGACCGCCCTACCGAATTGGCATTTGCCAATCGTCAACAACTTTGGGCATATGTGTATCACGCAATCATTGATTTTGTTGTGTACCAAAGCGTGAAAGCCCCGCAAGGGGCAATCAACCAAGCACACATTGCGACCATCACCAAGAATGAATACGGTGAAGATGTGATCGCTTGGGAAGATAAAATCAACCATCACGTTGATGTTGATTTCCCGCCAATCGTTGAACACGATCTATTGCCGTTTGTGCAAGCGGTGAAAACGGCGGCAACGCTTGACGGGGCCGCTCCTTCGGTGATTACCGACAACCGCTTGCTTGCACGTATGTTTTTGACCGTGCTTGGTGAAAACGATATTGATGAAATCCTTGATCAACTATACCCATTGGACAAAGACGGCAACCCAATACAACCGACACAAACAACAAACCCCCAAAGCGATCAATTGGTGAACGATTTGATGCAAGTTGCACAAGGAGTGCAAGAAGCTTTAGTGCAAGTAAAAGAAAGCATCAATGAGCTATTCAACAACCGTGCAAGCATTTCAACAAACGGAAACGGCGCTTCTTCGGTTCATTGAAGCCGCAAAGCGCAAGAAATCAACCGATGTACTAGCAAAGCCTATCAAATTACTTGACGCGCGCATAAGTGATTTATTTGTGCGGCAAGGTAATGATCTTGTGCGTTCTTTAACCCCCATCAAATCGTTGTTGAAAGAAGATGCAATATCCAAGCAATTTGATAACATCTTTGACGATGCAACCAATGCCACATCACTTGATATGCTTGACGCATTGGAAAAAGCATATAAAACAACTCTTTTGCTTGGGGCAAAATCACAACTTGCCGAAATCGGCATAAAAATTTCATTTACGCTTGACAATCCCCGCGCGGCGCATTATATTGCGGAATACGGGGCCGATCAAATAGCCGGCATAGATGAAACGACCAAAGAAGATATGCGCAATTTATTGCGTGCCGGCATCTTGAATGGGGATAGTTACACAACCATTGCGGCAAACATCAAAGCACGGTACAAATACTACGGTACCGGGGTACCGCAAAAGCATATTCGTTCACGAGCGGAATTGATAGCAATAACGGAAGCCGGCAACGGATACCAAACCGGCAACTATGTATCAATGCAAGCAACCCAAGATGCCGGGTTGAAGATGCAAAAACGATGGTTAACCGTAGGGGATTTGCGGGTATCCGATGGTTGTGAGAAAAACCAAGGGCAATCGTGGATCGGGTTGAACAAAGAACACATATCCGGGCATTTGCACCCCTTGCGATTTCCGGGTTGCCGATGTGTTGAATTGTATCAACGAGCAAAGGGCAATTGAAATGCCTTGGAAACCCGACGATGCCAAAACACATATGAAGGGGTTAACCCCCAAGCAACAACGGCAATGGGCCAATATCGCCAATTCCGCGCGGCAACGATGCATTGATGATGGCGGCAAACCCGATGCGTGTGATGTATCGGCCATAAAGCAAGCAAACGGCGTGTTAGCAAAAGCCGTGAAGGAAAATGCAATGCAAATCCGTACATCGGCCGAAGATTTGGCACTAACCGAATTGGGCCGAACAATCAACGGCAACAATGAAACGTTGTTGCGACAAGCGGCGCAATTGCTTGTCAAGGTTATCAAATCAATCAAGAGCAACGCCAAAGCCGACGATACCGCAACCACAACCGACGATGCCGAAACCGACGATACCCCGGCCGATGCCAAAGAAGCCGGCACTTTCAATCAATCGGATACCTTTGCACTCCTTCAATCGGCATTACAACAAACAAACGGCGGCAACGGATACGATACATACATTGCCGACGTGTATGAAGATCAAGGTTATTTCGTGTACCGTAAGGGGTATTCCGGCGGTTATTACCGATGTGATTTTGAGATTTCAACCAATGGCGCGGTGACGCTTGGCAACCCCGAACAAGTTGTACGCAAAGTAACGTACATTGCCCCTACAAC